AACTTTTTTTTCATTATGTGCTATATCTAATAATTGTACCTTATTTACTAAAGGTTGTATATTATAGCCTATGTTTCTGTCCGTACAATTTAAAGAAGTAATTAAATCTTGTTCTTTTTTTAATATTTGATTTTTATCTGTAGATACAAATAAAATTTCAAATTTAATATTATCAACAGTGTATTTATTAAAAGCACTTTGCAAATGTTTATTACAATGTTTATTGCTTTTTAACATTTGTAAATGTCTTCTAAATCTATTATAAAAACCTTTACTACTAGATTTTTTTGATTCTGTTGATATTGTAGAACCTATATAAAACTTTTTACTTCCAATAAAATAAATTTTATATACTCCAATAGAGTATAATAAATCTATTTGGTTATTATTAAATCTTTCTAATATTTTATTCATACTCAAAAATACTAAAAAAATTTGTAAATGTCCCCCGTTTCCCAAAAAATATTTCTATTTTAAAGTACTCTCTTTCGAGATAGTCTGTGAACCTTCCTCATTTTAAAAAGGCTTGGCTGCTGATTGTCCATTCGACATCTTAATAATTTTTAACATTCACGCTCACTTTTTAAAGTCACGTTGTAGTTTATTAAGCTTTAGGATATTCCAGCAATTAAAGGGATTTAAACAGAGCAAAATTACTAACCCTGTACAGCAATACGCTCTGAACCAAATCCTAATTCGTCGTGATGAGTTTCAGGATGAGCAAATAGATACACAATAACATCATCTCTCATACTATCATTAATAAAATTAATTAGATCGTACTGAGCTGAAGCCATTTTAGACCATTTGTCAAAACCTTTCTCTGCTCTAAAACTAGGATTCATAATAGCATCAGTCATTATGCGTGACCAAGTGTCTATTACAATAGTTTTAACGTTAGGTAGATTGTTAGCTTTTTGCAATGTAGCAATAACTATACTTACGTCTGAAGTCTTACGATAGTTACGTTTTTCTTCATTGTATTTTAAGTTAAACTGCTTAAAAGGTAAAGCCTTTTGGTCTGTGTTAATGATAACTGTTTCTTCAGGATTTAAGTTCCTTAACGAGGTAGATTTACCCATACCTGATTTACCAACCAGGAATACTAATTGTGCCATTTTTACTAAATTATTTGATTGTTATTAGTTATAAATATAAGAATATTTGCTCTAATTAGAAAATATTTAGCCATTAAATTTGCTTAAAATTTACGTCAATTTCCGTATTGTTTGGCTTATTTTTACTAGAGCAATAATACTATATACTTTTAATTTCTTCTTTTACTTCTTCTTCTTTTTTCTTTCTTTTCTTATAATCTTCTCCTTGTAAATGCGGATGCATCTCTTGCACTTTTCTGCTAGCTCTACCTATTGAATCTAAATAAGGTATTGTTCTGCTTTCCATTGCTTTTAAAGCATCTTTAAAAGACATATTAACATCAAACCCTATAGCTAATAAATAGTGGTAATACAAACGTTCATTACTATCTCTTAACTCAGGATGATGGGTTAATTTATCTTTTACCCAATCAAGCTTCTCCTTTATCATAATGCACAACTGTTATTAATAAATGTTCTTGCATATCGAGCAACTGTTTAATGATAGCCCAATCACCTGCACCTATTCCTGCACCTATTTGAGGCACTGCTAGTTCTATATAACTATCTGATTTGAGGGCTTCTATAGACAACTTTCTCAAACAAGCTTTTAAGGCACTGTATTCAAAATTACTACCTGGTTTTAACTGTGTGTAAAAATTTAATACAGTTCCGTATTCAGTCTGTGCTACAGAGTAATCTCCTAGTCTATACAAAGGAGGTAAAGGAAATTCTTTATCTGTTTGTGGTACTTCAGGAAAGTTCTCAGCAAGTTGTAATGCTATACCAGCTCCCATCGTATTTAAACAATTGGCTCCGTGAGCTATTAAGGCAAACTCTCTGTTTTTAAACATTTCAATTAAGTCACCTTTTACTTCTTTTACTATTGGCATATTACTTATTATTTAATTGTTTTTTATAATATTCATCAATTTTTACAAGTTCTTCAGGTTTCCCTTTTAACTCGCTTATAGGAGGTAATTGATAATAACCACCGTACTCGCCTACAAATAAGAAACTTACTAGTAGATTCCTTTTACCATCACGATTTTTTAAGATTTTTACTAATCTATAACGGTCTTTAAACTTAGTTATATCGTAACCTAAACAATTGTCAACACCGACATAAAAAGGACTTTCTATACCCATTACTGTATTAGCATCTTCTGCTAGGTTACCAGTGTCCTTAATGTCCTGTAACTCAGGCATCCAACCCTCTTCTACTTGTCTATGCTTTTGGTTCTTATCCCTATTAATCTGCGATACTACTATTGGACTAAAGTTGCACATATTTCTAAAGAATACTAAATGTTTAGAAGCCATATCTATAGCCTCTTTTTTACTAGTAAAATCTTTATAATTGATGTGGCCGATATGGTCAATGATTATTAGAGTTATTAAACCTGGATTGTTAGGAGTATAACTTAGAATATTACCTTCATCATCTCTAAAGAAAGTACCTCTTTTTTCAGCATAGGTTACCAAATCTCTAAACAATGACTTAGGACTAAGAGCTGTTTTAAATCTAATATACTTTTCTTGTATCTCATTCATCCTTTGCTCATAGCTTAGTAACAACTGTTTAACAATAGGTCTAATTTGTTTATTACCCTTTGATTTAATCTCATTAGTATCACTAAGAATACCGTGTTCTTTCCAAAGCAAACTAACAATATGTTTAGCAATTTGGTCTTCTGGTGGAATCTCTAGTGAATAGTAAATTATCTCTAAATCGTGAATATAGTTAGGATTCTTTTGTAAGAAACTTATAGCACCGTAAACATAAGTAGAATCTAAAAAAGCAGATTTACCTATTGATGTTGGAGCAAATATAAGGTCGTACCTTCTTTGTTGAATGTTTTGAATATGATCGCTTAAAGTAGTAAAGCCTTCAAAAGGAATACCTGTGTTTAAGCCTCTTTCGCCACGTTCAATTTCTTCTTTTAATCTGTCCCAATACTTAACTTTTGCCATTATTTTATTTTTACTTATTAATACTACATAGCAAGGTCAGAGATAATTGTAAAATATTCATCGTACCAATTGTTAAATCTTTCTTGAATCTCATCCTTGTATATTAAACAATCGGGATTATCTTTTACGTACATCTCATCTTCATTGTTACATATATCTCCAGATTCATACAAAGTTCTATTGTGAGCTAACTCACTAGCTAGCTCTACAATATTAACTAATACGTCCATACTAATCTTTTAATAAATCTTCACAAGCACCTATAAATAAGTCTAGCTCATTTTGAGGAGAATCTCCTTCTTCAATGTTTTCTAACATTAAATCTAAATAATCGTGCACCTCCTCAGCTACTATAGGATGTTTGTTTACAAAATCTTTAGCAAACTTTCTTGCTTCTTCTATTTCACTCATTCTTTATGTTTTAAGTTCATACTATTTGCTATTATACTAATACTATCAAAAATTTGTTGATTAACATATTCATTACTAAATGTTTTATCTAATACTTCCATAGCTTCTTCGTCTGTACAATCATAATTTTGTTGTACATCTTCAATATGCCAAGGTTTTTCTACATAATAACCTTCTATTGTTAATGTTTCTATTGCTTTTTCTATCTCATTCATAGTTTTTAAATTGTATCGGTATTCCAATCTTGTTCTTCTTTTCCACTGTCTTGAATAAATACTTCCCACTGTTCCCACATACTATTATTCATTACTGTTTCCATATTAGGCAGAAATTCTAGCTTACCTGCCTGTTTCTGCTTTGCAACAAAACACTCTAAAGCTCTAACAGCTGTTTCGTGAGCTTCTTTAGTTCTCACTCTAGCCAAATACTTCTTTTCGTGTTTTTGTGCAACTTGAGCACTATCTCCCGAGGCTCTAAGAATCCTAGAGCCTACTTTTATAGGATACTTTGCATAGAACTCCCAAAAATTAATTTGGTCTGCTCTAATATCAAGTAGTTTTTCTACATGTTTATTGCTTAGAATAGTCTCTGTAAAAAGAGTTTGCTCACTAAGTATATAGTCTGTATTGATTAAACTATTTCTTATCTCTAAGGCTCCTTTTTTAGTAAAAATAGCTGCTATATCATCAAAGTTTTTATAGTACATTAAGTATAGCAAAACAAGTTGATTAGGAGTAAGACTACTTCGTTTAAGTGTTGTTAGGTCTATTTTTATTTCCATCTCTATACAATTAAATGTGTTTGATACTTTATTTTACTAGGAGCAAATCCTTGTAGAGCAGACTTCAACCATACTTCATCTTGAGTATTTTGTAAATACACCACATATATTGTAGCTTTCTTTCCTCCTTCCATATTCATAGCCCTCATTGCTTGCTGAATAGCCATATTCTCGTCACTTTTAAGCTGATTAAATATTGCTACTTTTAAGTTAGGCAGGGTAACACCCATACTAACCATTGATACAACACTGAGCTTGTTTACAGACTCTTGTTTAAAAGCGTCAATAGTAGTCTTGTCAGATTTACTATGGAAAGATGCTTCTCCTAACTTATCAGCAATTTCTTGCCTACCTGAAAAGATTATACATCTATCTACACTATCTACGATTTGTTTAGTTACCTGATACTTTGTTTTAGAGTTATAAATAACTCCTAAACGTTTAGACATAGGAAATCTTAGTTGAGACCATTTCTGTTGACTTTTAGCAACATCGTATCTATGATTCCAATAAGTATATGCTTCTACTTCTGTTTGGAAAAAAGGTTTCTCCTCATTACCAGCAGGTACATACTTATCTACACCATCTAACTGACAACCAATACATACAATTTCGTAATCTGAAATAATATTATCAGTAATAGCTTGTTCTACGCTGTAGCTATACAACACTTCTAACTTTAGGCTGTTCTGTATTAGAAACTCTGTATTAGGGTCTAAAGTACCTGTTAGAGCTAATATACGAGAACCTTTCTGTTGTTCTTTAGATAGTAAAGCAATTACTTTGAGATTATAAGTATGTATCTCATCACAAATTATTAGATGATAAGCTTTTGTATTCTTTTTTAAACTGTTAGACCACAAAAATTCTACATTAATATTATCTCTTAGATTCCATTTACTAAATTCTA